GCTTTGAAAGCAAACTTGCTGGACATCTCTGAGCGTGTTACCGATTTCGTTATGAATCATGTGTCGGAGCGTCACGCTGATGACATGATTAGCGGTTTGGAAGAACTGTTGAAAACAGAAGCAGAAGGGAAATAGTTAATGGCATCTGATGCAGAGGTGGGGGCGAAAGCCCCCACACTGTTACCCAAAGGGTCATACGAGTGTCCTAAGTGTGGTAACATGGTTGAAGTGTTTATCCGTTTAACCTGTCCTCCTGAGTGTGTTAAACATTCGGGTGGTGGTGTCCCAATGAGTAGGAGAAAAAAATGAAGTGTCCACATTGTAATGGTCCAATCCCTAATGCTTTGCATGAGGGACAATATAGCGGTGCGTTGTCACGCATTGATAACAAAACGGAAATTTGTTCTGACTGTGGTGTTCGTGAAGCAATCATGGATATGCACAAGTTTGACAATGCACGCCGTACAACAATCGTTGAGCGTACCCCAATCGTTGAGGAGGTGTAACATGTTGGTTCAGGTTCGTTCACCTAGATGTCCCGAGTGTGGTGTTGATTCGGAGTTTATGGTTGATTATAATTCGTACCGTCAATGGTCCAACGGGGAAACCCTTATCCAGTATGCGTTTCCCGACATGTCTCGGGAACTTAGAGAGAATTTGAAAACTGGTTACCATCAGGAATGTTGGGACAAAGCGTTCAAGGATGACGATGATGAATGACGATTTCTTGGATGATGTAACGCCCTTGGGTATTCAAATTAATCGTGAAGCAGTCTCAGACATGTGGATGGGTAAGCGTATAGCAGAAGTCCATAAATATGATTTGGGTAACCGTCACGAGATTTTGAATTGGTTGGAATCTGTAACCGATTTGCATGACAAGTTCATAACCTATAAAGGTGTTTATGTTGTGGATTGGGAATCGTTGAAACCAATTCAGCATCCGAAAAACAATTTGCAACGCTGGCAAAGCATCCGTCAGCAAGTCACGAAGGCGGTGTTGCAGTTCCCTGTGGAATCCGTTATGGATGTTTTGGTCAAGATTGAAATTCCTTTGCATGAATTTCTTTCCGCTATGACCACGAACAAAATTAGTAAACAATTAACCGAGGGCGAGTTCCGTGCGTTTGAGAACGATTTCTTGGTTAAGAAACCTGTACTGTCTGACATTGTGCGTAAACATGGCATAGGTAGAAACACGGTCATTGCTTTCCGTGATTTCTACAAACCCATGCATCAAAGACGGCATGGACAGATGGAAGGTCTAATAAGAGTAAATGATGAACAGTAATGTGTTACACTGTTACTACAGGTAACTGTCCATGCTAATCAATTGGAGGAATAATGAAAATAGATGAACAGAATAAGCGCATATATGTGCGACAGTCGTGGCTTGGGGATGTTGCTATTTGCCCTGAGCGTGCAAGATTGGGTCAAGTCCGACCCGACCTTCGGACGGGTTCGGATGCCACAGTTATCGGCACTTCGTTGCATGCTGGCATTGAGGCTGTGCTTACTGGTGCCGCTAATGACCGTCAGCAGATGTTTGACGCTGTGCAACATGAGTGGACTTCACTTCAGGACACAAATTATAAAGTTACGAACATTGACCAAAGTAAAATCCAAACCTATTTGGAGTCTATGACTTACGGGTTTTATGATGAGATTCTTCCCAGCGTTCCGCAAGGTGGGTTGGTGGAGCATTTCTTCACTGCCCCATTGAACATGGAAATCAACGGCTATGGCGTGTACCTTGAAGGCACTATGGATTATGTTGCTCCTGATGGCACGCTTTGGGATTGGAAAACTTCCAGTCGTACCTACAACATTAAAGAAAAACAGAAGTCGGCTATCCAACCTACGGTTTACGCTGCTGCTGCAGTTCATAATGGTTTGGTTCCCGATTACCCTGTGCAGTTCAGGTACGGTGTGATGGTGCGTCAAGAAACGCCCAAGACACAAATTGCGACTGTTGAACGGACCGAGAAGCACGGTTTATGGTTAAACCGTTTGGTTCGTACCGCTGTCACTTCCGCTATGGCTGTCGGCATGGACGAACCGTGGCTTGTGAACGATTCGTCCACGCTATGTTCTGAAGCATGGTGTTCGTATTGGAGTATCTGCAAGGGTGCTTTCTGTGGCGATGACGAAGCCCGTTTCGCAAATCAATCATTAACTGACTAGATTGTGCTACACTTATTTAAGATGTTCGGACGACTCGGCTGGCATAACCTCCAGTGTCTCAGTCGGGTCGTTCACAAATGTAATACCAAAAACAAACAAGCAGGAGGCTTGACATGAATACCATCAGCAAAGACCAATCCATAATCACACAGGTGGCAGCAAAAATTGCTGCTGACCTGACACCGAAAACGGATGACCTTAATACGAATATCACCAATTGGGTGATTGCGTTTGAGGCAACCACCGAAGCCCTGCTCGGAGCGCACGGCATGTCACCAGCAAGCCAAGTGGCTGTTGCAGAGCAAATGATTACAGAAGCGTTTACCGCAACTGCAGTCCAAAGCCCAGCCCCAGCACCACAGTGGGCGCAAGAAGCCGCTAGTGGCGGTATGAGCGTTCGGATTAAGGGTCAGCAACACGGACCAATCCCAGCGTGGCTTGCCGCAGAATGTGCGAAGAAAGGTGTTACCGAAGTGTGGGACAACCGTGACGGTTTAGTTTCCAACCCTAAGCGTCCTTGGTTTAAGGCTGTTCAGGGTGATGCCGCATTTTGGGAACCACGAGCAAAGCGATAATCCGCAGTGGCTCCTGATTACGAGGAGCGTTGGGCAAAAGCAGGGAGAGGCGAACTTATCGCCTCTCCCGATTTGTCTTTAACGCCTAAGTTTGCGTACTTCCAACCGCTTGTCAAAGCCGCCGATGATTATGTTCATTGGGCGCAATCCCCTAATGAAAGAATCTATTTGGGGTTCGCTGACATTGACTCGCAGATGCGTGGTATTGCACCAGCCGAACTATGCCTGATTAACGGTTACAGCCACTCAGGTAAAACACTGGCACTGCTACAGATACTTGTAGCGAACCGTGACAAGCGTGTTGTCTATTTCTGTCCTGATGAGCCACGCACTCTAACTTTGATTAAGTTGGCGTGTGTCATGCATGGTGTTGACGCAACACAACTGGAACAACAAATAGGCAACGGGGACCGTGAAGCCATAAAGTTGTTGAAAGAAACAGCAACAGAACACTTCCCGAACCTAGCGGTCTTTGACCAAACTGTGTCCCTACTGGACATGGAGCGTGCATTGGCAGAAGTGTCGGATGCTATGGGTGAACCACAACTTATCGTTGTGGACTACTTGGAACTCATAACAGGTGGCGGTGAAGATGTACCATCCAAAGCGAACGCCATAAAAGCGTTCGGTAAACGGCATAACAAACCGTTGCTGGTGTTGCATCAATCATCCCGTACCGCTGGTGCTGACGGTCGCAAAATGACTATCAGTTCAGGTGCTTATGGTGGTGAGCAACAGGCAACACACATCATTGGTGTTCGCCGTAAACGGTTTGAAATTGAGGGACACATCCGTGACCTGCAAGAAAAACTGGAGCGTGCCGCTAACACCGAAAAGATTATGGAAAAGATTGAATCACTGCAATACGAGTTGCGTATCCACATGGATACTTTGACATTGAACCTTGTGAAGTGTAAGCGTCCAGCATCTAATCTGTTGGATGACATGGACTTCACAATTGAGTACGGTTCGGGTCGTTTACACAGGTTGGACACAGGTGTGCTACCGTGGAAAGAATCCCGTCCAGCAGTGGACAATCCGTTAGAGCAGTTAGTTATCGCAGACAGTTTGGAGGACTGGTGATACCACAATATTTAGTGGACCCGTTTATAACTTTATTTCGTGGACGAGGTGATGTCTATGGACATGACGAAGGTCGTTGCGTCAAAGAGCAGTTAACAAACGAAGTGTTCCAAAAACATTTATCAGGTGAAGCACCAATAGGTGTTTACCCGATGCTCCCACATTGCGACCAGTTTTATGTTGCTTGGGGTTGCGTTGACTACGATACAGCAGACGCAGAAGAAAACGCCATAAAACTACATGATGCTTTAATGCAAGCAGGTGTGGTTTCATGGATTGAGCGTTCACGGTCCAAGGGATATCATGTTTGGGTATTTGCCGAGCATGCTGTCCTTGCTGAAGATATGCGAAACATGTTGCTGATGGCATCACAGGTAGCAGAAACACCAACAACAGAAGTTAATCCGAAACAAACAACATTGAAGGAGGGTCAGTATGGGAACTATGTTCGGTTACCGTATGCGAATGTTTATGACAGATACACGGAAAAGCAACGCATCATTCCGAGAGCCAGCATTGAGAAAGGCACTTATCGCAGTCCGATGCTGTTTAACGACTTCGTTCGTGCGGCTGTTGAAAGCCGCACTTCCGAGGAAACGATTAAGCGCATCGCATCCATGTATCAACCACCCAAGCAAGAAACGGTTGTAACCCATGCTTATGTTTATGATGCAACTCTTGACGAGGCTATGCGTGTACTTAGCCCGTTGGGTAAAGTCATTTGGCGTGACGGACCGTTAGCAGGCAAAGACAGGTCATCCACACTGGCGAAACTAGGTCACGAAACTGTGCGCAGTGGACTGAACCCTAGTCAGACGAAGATTGTGTTGATGACAGCCGATAAGCGTTGGGGCAAATATCATTTGCGCCATAACGGCGAGGACGAAATAGACAAACTAGTAGTCAGGGTACATTCGTGACAACAATACTCGCAATCCAAGGTGACGACTTCTGTGCAATCGGTTCCGACTCACAATGGACCGATGACTATAATCGTGTCGGCAAAATGAACCAACCCAAAGTTGTGTCCGTGGGAAGATACCTAGTGGGCGTAGCAGGTGACACCCGTGGTGCGAATGTCATCCAACACATCTTCACACCACCAGTGCTACCACCAAAATTGGTGGGAGCAAAGTTGGCAAAATTTATTGTTTCACAATTCTTGCCATCCTATAAAGAATGTTTAGAAGCAAACGGTGCAGGTCGCCCACAGTATGATGACCAGCCTGCACAATCAGCAAACGATTTGCTGGTGTGCGCAAACGGAACCATCTTCCAAATAGATTGCGACTACGGAACCGAAACAGACACATGCAACCTGTACGCAATCGGTTCAGGCGCACATTATGGTTTAGGTGCCATGCAGGCTTACACAAACGGTAAGCGTGTCTCACTGGCAAGTGCTAAACAGGTGTTACTGAAATCGCTTACCGTGTCAGCAAAGTTTGACAGCGGTTCAGGTTCACCCTTCCACACATTCATCCAACAAACAAAGTAGGTATCATGGCTGCAAAAAAGAAACCCATCAAGGGCATCCCTGATGCTGGACCTTTAAAGATTATAAAACCTGATGGCACAGTAAAAATAAAGAATGTTAACCGTAAAGAAGTTGAGAAAACCATTGAAAAAGGTGAACGCAAAAAATCTAAAATGGCTCAGGTAGAACACGGCGTTTACATAGAAACGAAACCGATTCCCAAAGGTCGTCCACGAATGACACGCCGAGGGCGTGTCTTTACACCCATCACCACATTGCATGCAGAAGGAATCATTGCGGAAGCATGGACAGGACCGAAGTATGAGGGGCTGGTCAAACTGGATTGCAATTTCACTGACAAAGGAATCTATGTTTCTGTTACACCTTTGGACTCTGAAGAGCAGGCATCAAAGTTGCGTGGCGACCTAGATAACTATGTTAAGTTGCTGATGGACGGACTGAACGGTGTCGCTTGGTTGGATGACAAACAGGTTCACATTATCAATGCGAGCAAACAGTGAGCAAGAACCAATCAGATTACGACATTCCTGCACGGAAATACGATTTCCACACTGACCTAAAGTTTGGTCATAAAGGTGAGAAACTTGTAACCGAGTTCTTGGATGCGTTATCTGATGGTGACTTTGAAGTTAAAACAGACCGTTACCGCAACGGGCGAATGGTCCTTGAAATGGAACACAACCCACGCAAACAACTAAACCCTGATGGAACCCCATTATGGAAACCTTCAGGTTTGGCTATAACAAAAGCAAAATGGTGGGTGTATGTGTACACCCTAGATGGTTCGTTTGTGATTGTTTCTGTGCCACGAATGAAACGCTATCTAAAAATTAATAAGGAACGATTTAACAAAAAGAAATATCATGAATTTGCAAGAGCATCATCCAACCCATCAAAAGGTTATTTGCTGCAACCTGAAGATGTTATGGACATGATGATAAACACGGAATATGATGAAGTACGAACCAACCTCCCAACCTGACAACACGGACATCGGGTTTCTTATGATGCCCTTTGCCACAGACCATGATGACACAAACTGGGAACTAGTTGAACTGGTGCAGGATACTCTGTCCACGCTAAGTAAATCTGACCAAGAAGCATTGGAGGGTGTGTTCTATCAGCGCAAAACTTATCAAGAGTTGGCAAGCGACCTTGGCATAAAAGCCAAGTCGCACGCATGGCGCAAAACAGACACAGCCATAAAGAACCTAAAAAAAGCATTACTTGCTAACGAAAAATTTATTGACATGATGGGCGACAGGTACGAACTATGAGAAAAAAGAAATTAGACATTGCACAACTGCTAGACAACTTGGAACACTTAGAAGAAGAACTCAAAACTGCAGGTTCACCTAAGACCGCTATTCGCCGTGTACGAGATGTCAAAGTCTCTATTGATTGGCTAGAAAAAAATGCACGGGTTGGCTGACGACTCCAACTTTGACCCTGACGACATGTCAGAAATGGAAGGCATCTTTGCCTCCATGATAGAGGACAATGAATCAGGTTATGTTATGGAGTTTATAATCTCAAAGTTGGCTGCCAAAGAACTAGTGGACGAATGGCTTAAAGCATGCAACGGGGACGCAAAAGCCCTGAACATATCGTTACATGAATACGCCAAAATCATTGCAGAAATCAACTCTGCATTAGACGAAAAAGACTAAGGTTTAGTTTCTTTTTTGGGTGGCTTTGGTGGCTCTAGCAATTTTTCAAGTTTTTTCAAATCTTTAGCACTCATTGCTTCGCCACGATTAACTTTGTCCTCCAAGAACTTAGCAACCTCAAAAATTCTTGCCATTGCTTCAGATTCCTGCTGCTTAGGACCAACATACCGTACGGGGATACCAAACCAGTTAAGAATGTTACCCAACTGGCGTTCTTGATATGAACTCTTGCCACCTGTTTGACCACCAGTAACACGGTTCAATTGTGCGAATGTTGGGAAAGCGTTTTGGAAAACATAAGCAACCCGTGGGTCCAAAGTGGTTTCACCATCTGCATTTTTTGAAATCCAACTACCACCCTGCATTGCTTTTGCAAGCGGAGCCAAAATATATTTATCCACACCAACTGCCGCTTCGGTTTGTTGGTCAAGTTCTTGGAACGGACCAACATCAACACCCAACTGCTTACCAGCAACAAGTTCAATAGGAACTTTAACAATTGGTGTTAATTGACCAATCAAACCCTTAGGTGTAGCAATCTGTCTTATTTGTTGTTCCAAACGAGCAATAGGCGTGTCAGGTGTCAGCACCCATTGACCACCCTCACCATTGGGACCACCCAAAGCAATCGGGTTCCAATCAGCAATCCACTTAGGCATTGTGATTCCATCACCTACAGGAGATGCTTCTGTCAACTTCCTGTAGTTTTCGTATGCCATTGGGTTTGACCATTGTTGAACCATTTGCAACGGAACATTTCGGCTTGTCCAAATCCAAAACGGAATCCATTGTTTAGCAACCTCATCAAAACCACTCAGGTCACTATAATCAAAGTGGTTGCGAGTAACACGAGAAACCGCTTGGTCAAAAGTTTTACCCTTCTTCAAACTGTCCAACGCCATAGGCATACGCACAGCACGCTCAACAAAGTCGTTCTTCCTTTGGAAGAACCGTGTGTACGAGTTGTTCACTGCACGCTCACCAAAACCAGTGCCATAGGCAACGCTGGATAGGTCATCGGAAATACCACGACCTGATGTTTCTGCAACCTTCCAAGCGTTTTCATAAAGTTCTCGTTCTTTTGCTGGCAACTTGGACAAGAACCTTTCCCAACTGTCACCATTGCGTGCAGCCGTAGCGGCTGCAAAGCCATCACGAATATTCTCTAAATCAACACCATCAATCATGTTAACAAAAGTTGCAGACAAACCGTTACGGGTAAAGAAACCAACAGAAGCAGTAGCATAAGTTTTAAAGAACTTCATGGTGTACTTGTAACCTTTATAAAACTTATTTTGCCATAATGGTGAACGCAACCTGTCAAGGTTTGGTTTCCAAATCTTCAAAATATCTTCAGGCATTTGAACACCCAAACCAGCGATTTCTTCCCAACCTTCTTCGGTCACATCAATCATGCGACCAAGCCAACCACTCTTAACCTCAGACAAAGCAGTTTCAACAGCAGGTAGCGCAACACCTTCCAAGCGTGCCAACTGTGCTTCATCAGCATGCAACAATCGTGTAACACGCTCATAAGCGTTACGCAACGCAGGGTCCTGAATACCACCCATAGAAGTCAAAGTGGCATCAACACGGCGCACCCAAGCAGAAGCATCACCAGCGGCAGCACCACTCGGAGGACGAGCCTGAAGCAACATTCTCATATCCTGAATGTCACGCTGCAAAACAAGACCCGTAGTCTGAGAATAAGTTTTCAAAACCTTAGCCTCATTCAACAACATAGGCAAACGCTCTTTATAATCTGTTATCGTTTCAGGTAACGCCCCACCCTTGGTTCCACTTCTAGGAACACCAGCCTTCACATAGGCGGCATCAATCTGCTGTTCCAAACGCATATAGGCAGCCTCTAAACGCCTGTCGGAACGCACCAAAGCCCGTTGAGCCTGCTCACGGGTCAAAGTAACCTTCTCACCATTACGCACGATGTCCACGCTGTTCGTTGCCATCAGTTGCGCCCTAGCCGCTTCAGCCTTGGTTGCACGAGCGTTCTGCGCTCGTGTTAAACCACCCTTTTGACCAGCCAACTTCCTAACCTCAGCCCTAGCCTCAGCAGAAAGAACCTGAGCGTTTTCCAAAGCAATAATTTCTTCCTCTTTTATTGCTTTAGCAGTGCTGGCTTCCAACGACTTCTCTTCATAACGACCTGCACGAATGTCACCAACAAACTGATTATCTGCAACATACTGCACCCGTGCTTGCGGATTCCTAGATGGGTTACGAATGTTTGCAGGCATCGTGTACTCAGGGTCCATCAAAACAGCCCAATGACCTTCCAACCCTTCAACACCGTCATCAATCCAAGCCTGCGGAACCAACAAACCTGCATCACCCAAAGGCGCATTGTTTCGGATGTAATGCGCCATTGCATCGTCCATAATTTCTCGGGCAAAAATGTCTGCATCCTCAACTGTTTCGTCAAGGCTGGTAGCAAAAATCCTGAGCAAATCATCGGTGTCACCAAGCGCACCCAAAATAATTTCATCAGCAACATCATCACCTGATGTTGCAGCATGATTGTTTACTGTCCTAATGATTTCAGCCAACTCGGGATACAAGTCCTCAAACATTGGGTCAAGAGAACCGCTGTTAGCAAAGTTTTGGGCTTCGGAACGCAAAGCGTCACCAGCCTCCAACAAGCCACGCTGTTCAAAACTGTCGGCAATACCAGCAATAATTCCATCTTCACGGAAGAACTCTTGGAACGATTTTCCTTCACGCAAATCTATAACCGAACTAGGACCAGTAGGTGATGCTTGTGTTACAGGCGCATGCACAGCAACACTGGACGGGAAGGTATCAAAACCTTCCTCAACTGGCTTGGTACGGAAAATTTTGAATGGCATTGATTCCCGTGGTAACGGAATCAAATCATTAGCAGAACCATAAATCAAACCTTCGCTGGCATAATCTGCTTCAGCACGGACATTTGCCAGAACAGAGAAACCAGACTCAACTTGTTCCAAATCATAATACTGTGATTCAAGTTCAGCACGGGCGGCAGCATACTGTTCGCCTGAAGGAATTTCATCAATTTGTGTACGCAACTCTTTAAGACGGGCGTTAATGACACGGGTTTCACGGGCTGCGGGAATACCACGACCATTAAGAATCTTTTCTGCCAACCACTCAGGAGACTTTTTGTCCAACATCGCAGGAGTGGCGTTCGGATACATCTGTGTGTAAAGTTCACGCAACTGCAATGTCGCCGCATAACGGTCAGGGTTGTCAATAGCGGCACGAAGCACTGTGACTTCTTCCAGCAACGCCGAGTGCATAATGGCAAACTCGCCACGCTGCGTAGCCTCCAAAGTCAAAGCATACTGATGCGACTCGCTAAGTTTGAAAATAGCCTCATCCAAACGCCTAAACAGCGTATCAATTTCTTTCTGATTAAACTTCCTAGCCTTAGTTTGTCCACGCAAAAAGTTTTGTGCAGCATTAACCGCTGTCGTAACATAATCTTTAGTCAACTGTTTGTTCACGCCAATGCGTGAACGAAACTTATTTTGCATAGTCAACAAACCTGCATGAACCTCAGTCAACCGAGTAACCAAAGCCTCATCAGGAATAACTTCTTTCAACATCGGCTTAATAATGTCTGAACCAAAATCCATTGCCCGTCTAGCAAAAGCCTCACGACCCTTAGCCTTAGCCATAGAGTAAGCATAAGAATCCATAACAGAAACAAAATCTGTTTCAAACCAGTTAAACAACTTATCTTCGGCATACAACCTATTGCCAGCAGGGTCTTTCAAAGTACGCAAATGGTCTTTGAAAATGTCATTCAATTCATCAATGCTGCCAGTTTTAACTTCCCTACCAAAAAAGGTTGAAGTAACAGTTTCACCAGTATCAGGGTCAACAAAAGGCGCACGAAGTTTACGGAACATCATCGGACCATTCGGGTCCGTCAAATCTTTCGTAGTTATATCTGCACTACGGAACGAACCAGCACTTTGAGCAAGTTTACCTTTTTCAGAAGTCACCCAATTTCGTGCTGCAGTGCTAATTCTGTGATGAATATAATCATCAATCAAACCAATTTGACGAACATTAACACCATAATCTGAACCAAATTTAAGAATCTTAGCGTTGACATCATCACGAACAGAATTTTGCCAAATTTTGGTGTCCCGTGCCAACTGTTTAAGTTCCTCACTAATCGGCTGAACAACCAACTCAGACTCAGGCATTTCAACATACTTATAAAGATTTGCTGCAGCATCCTCACGAACACCGAACTTCAACTTGTTCCTAGCACCCTGACCAGTCATTTCACGCTGACGCTTAATCAACTCCAACAAATCCTGATTATAACGACTAAGCGAAGTTGCTACAGCAGCCTTCGCATAACGAGAACCAGTGAACTCAACCAACTTGGGAATCAAAGCCTCGTTAGTTAAACCTCGTCCACGACCAAAACCAACTTCACGCAAACCCTTTTGGCTTTTTGGTGTCAAAACTGTTTCGCCAACAAATCCAATAGTTGAAGCAAGTTTGCCAGTTTTGTTATTGAAAACAACATCACCAATACCTGCTCTAGCCCTACCGAATGTTGCGGCAAACGCACGCTCAGCACCACCAGTCCTAGGAATTACAACACCTGCATAACGCAAACCCATGTTGATACCTTCTGCTTTAGCAACAGCCTTGGGGATGCCTGCGGCACCAAGGCGACCAATGCGGTCAATAACACCAGCATTATTCAATATAGGGTATTTGGCTAACATTTCTGCTGTACCAAATTCCATTGCCAACGCAGTTCTACCTGAGTAGCCCATGTTGACATGTGCGCCAACACCAAAACGGGTTAGTGGGTCAACATAAATTTCTGTAGCAACTTGTGCTACGGTGTTTAATGTGTCGCTGCCAAGACTGGCAACATTTTTGTTTGGGTCACTACCAAACAAACCAAACTCTTTATCGTTAATACGGCTAACAAATCGTTCAAAAGTTGGACGGTTTTCGTCATACCATTTTGCGTCCCTGAGTCGGCGTTCAGCATTTTTGCTTTCCAAAAATGTTCCCTCAGTGAGTTCATCTATTTTGACTCCCAACTGAGTGTAAGGACGCAAAATTACTTGTGCAGCATCGGCTGCGGCTGCTTGAACAAAACGATTATAATAACCCAAACCAGTCATGGTGGTTTTTACCGCTGGGGTAACAGTTTGTTTTATAACGGGAAGTTGACCCGTTGCACGCACAGCAGAACCTGTAGCACCCAACACGGCTCCACCAACAGTCTTAGCAAGACCTATAATACCTCCACCGCCACCCACAGGTGGACGGTCTTTGCCTTGACGAGTAATTGCAATCAGTTGTTCCGCTACACGACTTTTATCTTTTTTGTCAATAGTCGGGTCAGAAATAATGCGTTCCAACGCATTTTGTTCAGTTGTTTGCAAATCATCACGATTAGGTGATGGGGGTGGTGTACTAATGGTACGACCCAAAATTTTGGTAGGACCAGCAGGGACAACTTGTGAAGCCCAAGGAGTTTTTTTGATAGCCATTAGAACCTCAAAGTTCCACCACTCAAAGAATCAACAAATTCTTTAAGGCGTTTACGCTCCTCTTCGCTCAACAAATCACCCTCCATTTTGGGTGCTGCATCAGGCATCCTGTCAAACTTGGGCATGCCACCAGCCGTGTCAGGAGGCGTTGTGGGAGCCTCAGGGACCACAGGTGTCTTAGCCATAGGGTATTTCTCTGTGGCTCCTACACGGACTTTGGCTGCCTCATCCAAAGCATCCTGCAAACGCTTCTGAACATCAGATTCCGCTGAAGCACGGTCACCAGCCAAACTAGCCAACAACTCATCATACTTAGATTGAATACCTGATTCCAGCCGTGGCTTTTCCAAAGACAAAAAGTCACGACCAGCCTGAGAAGCACCACGACCAGCGTTAATAAGCGAGTTCAAATAGTTTTGTTGAACATCACCATACTGTGCAGCGGAACGCTGCAACAACTGCCTAGTGAAATCGTTTAATGCAGCATCAGAAGCCTGCTGTGCCTGAACCTCACCTGTCCCCGCACCTTGCGATTGTAAAGCAGCAATTAAAGCGTTCTGCTGTTGCGGCAAAGCCGTCAACGGCAAATCAGTATAAGCAGTAGTAGGACGAATACCTGAAATAAAGTTTTCTTCACCAGTTTTAATATCGGCAGCAGACTGACCTAACACACTCTTCAACAAATCAATCTGTTTCTGCTTCTGAGTTCCCAAAGCAGTTTCCTGTGGAGCATAAAGTTCCCTTAAAGCATCCAACGCTTTTTCGGAAGCAGTCTTTGCTGTAGATTCATAACCAGTAGCCGCATTTAAAATTGCTTCAAATGCACTTTGGTCGCCAGCGGTTTGCGCCGCAGCCTTCGCTGTGTCGGCTTCAATTTTGGCTTGGTCAGTACGATACTCGTTACGCAACTTTGCACGGTTAGCAGGAGTATCTTTCATACCCAAAATAGCGAGTTGCTGCTCCACATAACTTCGTTCGGGTGTCATATTAGCCTTTCCTACCATTCCTGCTCCACCTGCCGCTGGACCTGCTCCTGCTGCTGGAGGAGTTCCAGCACCTGCAGGATTTGAAACCTTTGGTGGAACATAACTTTTTTGTTGCTTCTCTAAACCTTTTAAGCGTGCAGCATTTTCTTCCTGAAGTTGCTTCGCAATTTTTGCTGCAGCAATAGCCTTGTCACCCTCTGAGGTGCGAACAAGACGACCATTAACATAAGTGATAGCCATAATTAGTATCCTTGAAGTTGACGCAACGCAGTAGCGGCATCAACAATAGATTGGTTTTTACGCAACTTTAAATCAGCAATATAAGCCTCTAAGTCAGCCTGATTGCTTGCCTCCTCCATACTGATACGATTCAACTCGTCCTGAATGTTGCTTGTTTCAGCACCCAAACTTTCTTGCAAACCACGGGCATACTGTTCCAAACCTTTGCGTTGAATACCTGACTGAACATTAGGACCAGCCAATCCACGCCTACCATACTGAGCCATCTTAGGTCCGAAACCTTCAACATATTTGCGGCTAATATCGGCAAGTTTGCGTGAACCACGCTGCTGACCCAACATTGCAGACTGTGTATTAGCGATAGAACGCTGCTGTTTTCTGCGGATAGCCGCAGCCTCAGTCAGCCCATAATCACCTGAATACGCATCATACATACTCATATTAATACCTCGTCCGTTCCTTGTTGGTAGAAGAGTTGGCACTCTTCAATAAATCAATTTCTTCCTGCAACCGTGACAACTCAACCTGAAGAGAAGAAAAAATGCGTTGCAAAGCATCTTTATCTGTACCTGTCAGCACGGACAGAAAGGGAGTTTGCCAGCCGTTTTGCATCAGCCGAAAATCTGTGAACCCAAAACCACTTGGTCACCGTCACCAGCAGCAGTCAAAGCCGTAACCGTAGCGGCAGCCAACTTGCTATAAACGATTGAACCATCGTCCAAGTTTGTCCCTGCTGAAATACCTTCAGCAAATGTTTTTACAGCGTTAAAGTTTGCGTTAACTTCTGTGGCAACGGCAGGTGTGCCGTTGACAAAAGTGTTTGGAATACTAAGAGTTGCCATAATTAACCTTTAATCCTTCGTGCTTGATATTTGTAACCGATACTGTTAATACCCCATTTTTGACTAGAGGGACCAATAAATTCCAGTTGGACACACCTTGCTAAACCAAGGTTACGACCAGCAAGAACAATAGAACTTGCTGCACCACTAGCCCAATCTTCACCCCATAAACCCGAACCCCACAACAAAGCCGACACTGCAGGTGTTTGGGAAATGTCAAAAATCTTTTGCTCGTTACCTTCACCCTCAACAAAGTCGTGATAAATTTTTACTGTAATGTTTTGTGCCGCATCAGATTCCTTAACAACAAAATCGGGTCTGCGAAACATTTTCTTTTGCATATAAGAACCGCCATCAAACCAACGGGTTTTATAATAACTAGAAAAAGCAACATCAGTACCCGAAATGTTGTCCGACTCTTCGTTATACATGTCAACCTTTACAACATACGCTTGTGTAGGATGACACATTAAACGATAATCATTCTTGGAAGAATCAGTCCAGTTGCAACCACCAACCAAACCGTAATTATCATGTGAAGAAAACTTTGTGTAAACACCACCCCGAATAGATGGGTCTAAAACAAAATTAACCGTAGGAGAAGTAGGAGTGCTATCAGTGGAATATGGTGCTGAAATCCAAACACGGCGACCAACATAAGAAACACTAATAGATTCATGGTCAGCAGGGTTAATATGATTCAAGTCAATTGCGGTACGCAAATTGTTAAACATGTCTTTAATGGTTGAACCATTATAAAAATATAGTCCCTGATTATGGCTAAAGAAATATACGCCATCATCTGCCTGAGCAATAGAGTGATGGCTGATAGAACCCAAACGGGTTGTTAGTTCAACAACTTGGAAGTTGTCGGAAGCGTAACCAAAAATAATGTAAACAGCACTGGGTTTGAAAACAACAAGTTGCCCTGAAGCAACAGCCATACCAGTAATACCGTTACCGCCACCAACAATATCAAAATAGTCGTCCTCGTCCCAGTTTTCGGGAGCGTTCTCCAAAGACCAACGCAATCTGTTGGGATAATATGTTCCATCCTCGGTAGTGTTGGCAGCCCACATTTTATTAGCGTGGACAAGAAGATGTTCTGCTGTGGGCATTTTGCGTTGCGTAGCATCAGGGGTGGTTTGCCAGTCATGCGGATTAGTACCCGATGCTGTCAATGCTGTGGCGTAAGTGCTGGATGTTTTCCAAACATAACCACCGCTACCACTGGAACCAGTAGCAATATACATTGAGTCAGCCCACTGCGCCATACAAACACCATGCGCACTAGTAGAAACAATATCGTTACCCGAAGAATACTGCAAAGTAGTGAAGTTGCCGCCAGTTGATTTATAAACTTTGGTGCTGTTAGCCAACATAATTGTTGGCGTGGCACCACTAAAAGAATACAACTTCTGTGGACTCCAAGTACCAGCAATTGCAGTAGTGTTCAACTGACGATATGCGCCACGACTAAACACACCACCTCTAGGGTCAATTTCAACATTGTTCATGTCAGGTGATTCAAAAGTGGATAACTGAAATTGGTCTGCACGAAAGTTCAGACCACCAGTGAAATCGCTCACCTCTGTAATGTTTAAACCAGCCATTATTGATTACTTTTCAAACCCTGCCCCATGCGAGTCATCCAACCATTAAAAGTAGGACGACCAGCGGTATAACCAGCAGACAACACCAAATGCGCATGACTGTTAGGGGTCTTAATGTTTTTGACAGCCAAAGCAACACCCTCATCAAAAGAACGCTTATACACATCAGCCATAGCGACATCTTCAAGCCGTTGATAAACACGACTGCAAGCATAATAAACTAAAGCAAAATGCAAATTAGGACTAGCATCCACATTGCCGCCAGTCGTAACCCAATCAATAGGTTCACGATAACCACGAACAATCAAAGTACGAACATCGTTCGGCTTTGGATACAAATGGATTTTGCCTTCCCAAATAGTGTAAAACAAAGGGTCGCTACTAGTGTCATACGAACCAATATAAGTGTTCTCAGCCTCATCATGTGAAACCATATCCAAACGAGAACCAACACCAGTGTTGTCCACAATGGAAACAATCTGCGCCATAGGGTCAGCAGTAAAAGCATCAATACTGTATGCACGCTGGTCGGCAACAGTGTTAAAAGTAAAAGTTTTTGCAAGAAAATCCCAACGCTTCTCAATATCCAAAATACGGTAATAGCCGTCACGAATATAAAGATTTAGCAAAGCATCAGGTAAATCGGTAGCATCCAAATCGGTGATGTCCCGTACTGCTTGACGCAACGAAGTTGCGTTCATTTGAGCGTATGCCACTTAGTCCCCTTTCTGCTTATTATGTTGCCTTAAATGACCTGCACACAGTTCTTGTCCACGCACCTTGTTAGCCCCACAGGAATCATCGTTAGCCGTACATTTGTCGCCACGACCAATGTACGGTCCACTAGGTGCAGCCAATCTAGACCCCGTTTGGATAATAGCCAAACGGGAACCAGTTTGAGGTTCCCCATAAAGGGTGTGAGCAGGGACAGAGTTCTTAATCATATACAAATAGCGTATATGTTCCTTGAATTACTGGTCTTGACCGCCGCTAAGAATACGCAACAAATTCTTAATATCATTAGGAACCATACCACCAGCAATTTTAGCCCCAGTAGCCCCAGTCTTTTTAAGACGCTTACCAACCTTACCCAAACCAATAGGCGCAACACTTAACATAGCCATCAAAGCATCCTCAGGTTTACCCTTTTCGGAAAACTTGGCGGCATCTTTAACACCAACAAAATCGGCAACATTGCTTTTAGCAACAGCCTGACCAGCCAACCCAAGTTGAGCCAACAACTTGCGAGCATAATCATTCATACCAGCAGCACCAAACTGATTAGCCATACTACCCTGAGTGTTCCGTGGAGTATCCAAATCGGCAGCCTGTTTACCCAAAGCCAACGACTCAGCACCGACAAGATTGTTTAACAAAAACTTTGTTAAATCATCCCGAGAAATACCAGCAGCCTTCTTCTTCGGCTTAACCATAGCCATTACTTTTTAGGTTTCTTAGGACCCTTAGGCGCAGAAGCAGTACCAGTCTTTTTAGGATTCTTCGGACCTTTACCAGCACCACCAG